GTTCAGCAGGTATTCCTGAGTGGGTAACTTACGGTGAGATTAAAAATGTCTATTATGTTTCGCCGGCAGGTGAAGATCGTCCATATCCAGCATGCGGTAATTCCATAGATAAACCTTGGCAGACTATTCGCTATGCCTGCGAACAGATTGAAAAGGGTCCAAGAAACCCTAACGCACAACATCTACTAGAACTAAATCGCGCATTTATACAAAAAGAAATCACAGCTTGGATTAGAACACAAATTTCTGCAGCACTAATCGGCGAACTTTGGTATAATTTTGATTATGACGAATATAAATGTGAGCGAGATGTTGGATTTATCATCGATAGATTAATTTGGGATATCGGCCACGACGGCAACCTAAAAATGAGAGCCGCAGCTTTCAGCTTGCTAGGAGCATTTGGTGAGGCTGGAGAATTCTCTGCGCCAGAAGAAAGTACACCTTATGTTACACTGGCAGCAGAAGCAGACGAAGGTGTTGCAGCCTATGAACAATTAAAATTGTTAGTGGCAGATGTATTGGCCAATGAAGTTCCAACTACAGTATACCAAACATTGGCCTTAGACTCTACAGCTATTGTCGCTCAGTATATTAACACTGACTATGTGGCTGAAACTGGGATTACTACTACTACAGATAGTCTTATAGACATCGTTATAACTGCACTGGAAGATCAAGACACAGATGCTCTTCCGGCAAGACTTGTGCCTAACAACACAATTAATATTAAGACAGGACAGTACAGAGAAACATTACCTATCATTGTTCCAGCAGAAACTGCACTAGTCGGTGATGAAAAGCGTTCAACAAACGCAGGACCAGCAGGTAGTCTAATCAGCCGCGATGATGCTAGATACAGCGTTGGAGCATTAGGTCGATTAGAAACTGTAGTTGGACAGATTATTCTAGGTACAAATGTAACTGAAAGCGCAGGCAATACTGCTATTCAAAATGCAGCAGTTCCTTTTGCCAGTGCTCCTGAAGTAACTAACATCCAGCGATTAGTCAGAACCATCCAACACCAGATTGATTTTAAAATTGGTACAAATATATTAGAAACCGTAACTAATCCTACAGGGTATAATATAGGATTTTTAGCAGGGTACGGAGATGCACGTAGCTTGTTGAGAGAAAACAAAGAATTTCTAAAGGACGAAATTACAGCTTTTATTGCTGTGAATTTTCCTGCAGTAAAATATAGCAAAACCAAATGCCGTAGAGACATCGGATTTATAGTAGATGCAGTATGTTATGATTTAACATACGGTGGCAGTTATCAAACACTAACTGCGGGACTGGCTTATTTTGATGGCAATGCTAGCACTGACTTGCAAATTGACAGTACTGAAGTAGCTGCTACTGTTGCTTCTTACAGCAGATTAAAAACAGTTATGCAACAGATCATTGCCAATACTACAGTTACTAAATCTATCGGTAATGCAGCAACTCAGTGGACTGATAGTACTAATTTAACTGGCGGAGCCGGTGCTAATACCGCTGTAGGCAGTCTTGTAGATATTATTATCAACATTATTCAGGGAGATTCAACCGCAAGTTTAACTCCTCAGATCAATGTCACTCAGATAGCAACACTTAATACATTTACATCTAATAGTCACGGACTACTAGTTGGCGATGCTATAGTTCCAAGAACCACCGCCAACGGATTAACCGCAGGCACAAAATATTGGGTAGTAGGAACAGTTAACACAAATACTTTTCAGCTTGCAGCCACATATGGCGGATCAGTACTAGCTTCGTTTACCAACGGCAGCGGTCTAGATTTAGACTTTGAAATCATCGACTACCCAACAGCAACTGACGCTGTTACATCAACAACTGCACTCATAGCTGCCGCAGTGACTTTAGATGCTGCACAAGAAACAATAGTTGCTGCCGCTACCACTTACATTACCACTAACTTCCCTACGTTAGTTTATAACTCAGCTAAGTGTCAACGAGATGTAAGATTGATTCTTGAAGCAGTGATGTTTGACTTCATGTTTAACAGCAACAGTCTAACACGTACCGCAGCATATTCATACCTAAGAGCATCGGCTAGCGATGTGTTTAGTCTGAATCAGAAAACAGCCACTCGTGCAGCATTTAGCTATGTGGCCACACAGGCAGCAGCCAACGTTGGCGGCAATGCTACAGCACAGACTCGTATTGCTACACTAATGTCACTGTTGGACGATATTGTCTACGGTGCGACTAATGAAGGCAGCATATGTCAAACTGAAATTCGTGCTGCTGACTATGCTCGATTACAGTTAGAACGCAATAGAGCGTACATTGTATCTGAAATCACAGCCTATGGTGCTGCTACATATACAACATCAGTTACTGCAACTACAGCAGCCACAGATGTATTCACCTGCGCAGATACTAGCTGGATGCAACGTAATGCATCAATTAGATTTACAGGAACTGTATTTGGTGGAGTAGACACCGGCACAACTTATTATATACAAAACGTAGTAAGTGCCACAACATTTAAGATTGCAGCTACAAGAAATTCAAATACTGCGTTTGATGCATCAGTAGGTACTGGTACTATGACCGTAAGTTTATATTATCCAGTTGGAGAATGCGAACGTGATGTTAATGCTTACATCGATGCACTGAAATTTGATTTGCAATATCCAGGAAACTATAAGTCAAGAATGGCTGCAAGATATTATGCCAACGCGGTTATGGGAAGCCTAGAAGAAGATATGTATTATCTGCGTAACGGTACTGGTGTACGTAATCAGACTCTACAAGGGCTCACAGGAGATCTACTAGCTGAGAACGAATTCGGTACTTCTAGAGTATCTGCCGGAGCATACTGTTCTCTAGATCCAGGTTGGGGACCAGATGACTTCCGTACATGGATCATCGGTCGTTCTCCTTATGTACAAAACGTGGCTACATTTGGGTATGCTGCGGTTGGTCAAAAGATTGACGGTGCCTTGCATAATGGTGGTAATGATTCTATCGTTAGCAACGACTTTACACAAATCATATCAGATGGCATCGGTGCTTGGATAACCAACAACGGTCGTGCTGAATTAGTTTCGGTGTTCTCATACTACGCACACATCGGATACTTGGCAGAGAACGGTGGACGTATTCGTGGCACTAACGGTAACAACTCCTACGGTGACTTTGGATCTGTGGCAGAAGGATTTGACGCAACAGAAACTCCTATACTCTGCGAAGTTGATAATTCAGCATTTAGAGCCACTGTGGGATCAGTGATCACTGATGGTATCGATAAGATTTATCAGTTCGAATACGACAATGCAGGCACAGACTATACCGAAATAACATGGTCAGTATCAGGCAGTGGAGCAGGAATAGAAACTGAACAAGACGACTTCCGCGACGGTGCTGTGTTCCAAGTTAGATTGTTAGATAATTTTGAAGATTCAACCACAGCCCCTGAAGCAGATGGAAACTTTGGTGGCAGCGGATATCTTTCTAATGCCAACACTGCACAGAGTGGAACAACCACATCACTTACTCTAGCAGCCACTGATGATGAAATCACTGGCGCTTATGTAGGTATGAAGTTAATTATCACAGCAGGAGCTGGCGCTGGACAGGTTGGCATAGTATCTGCATTTACAGCTGGTACTAAATTAGCTACTGTAAACAAAGAAAGCACAGGCGCTGCTGGGTGGGACCATTTGGTTCCAGGAACTGCTATCGTAGCACCTGATGCATCATCAACATATAGTATTGAACCAAGAGTCACGTTTACTGCACCGACATATAGCAGTGCTTCGAGAACATTAGGCACCGCTCAGACCTATACTGATGCAACATTTGCACCTACTTTTGCAGTCTACTCGCCAATCTCTTCTACATCTAGTGGAAGCGGAGTATCAGCTACATTTACAGTAGTAAGAAAAGGCACAAAATACTCTGCCGTTAATATTGTTGCCGCAGGTACAGGCTATGCAAGATTAGACACTGTTACTATTGCTGGTACCAGTCTAGGCGGCGCAGCACCGTCTAACAACATCACGGTTACTATAACCGCAGTTGATTCTACAACCGGCGCTATTACCGCACTTGAGTTCGCAGGGGTAGGCGCAGGTGGTAAATTCGTAGCAATAGCCAGCGGTTCAAGAACTACTAACACTTCTACAAACGGTACTACCTGGAGTGAAAATCTACTAGCACTGCCTAGCACTTCAAACTGGACTTCAGTAGCAGCTGGTAAATTGACTGTGGTAGAGACTGCAGGTACATTTGTAATTGGTAGAGCATATCGTATAACTTCATTAGGTAATACTGTGTATACCAGCATTGGAGCTACAACTAATCTAGTAGGTATATACTTTGTGGCCACAGGAGCAGGTGCTGGCACAGGTACTGCAACACCAGTAGCTAATCACTTGGTAGCAATCTCAAGCAGCACAACTGTTACTTCTTATAGCACCGACGGTGGCACAACATGGACCGCCGGCGGATCATTACCTGGAGGGATTTCAGGAACAGCAGTATCAGTGACATACGGAGTATACAACGGCAACGGTCGTTGGATGGCATTGGGGTCAAGCGGTGCATCAGCTTATAGTGCCACTGGTGGTACGTCTTGGGTGGCAGGTGGAGCAGTTGGAGCAGGAACTTATACAGCAATAGCCTATGGTCAAGGGGTATTTGTGGCCATAACCACAGGTGCAACTACCACAAGAATCAGCATTGACGGCGGCCAAAACTGGATAGCAGGGGGTGCATTGCCCGCAAGTTCAACATGGATCAGCATAGCCTACGGTGCTAACAAGTTTGTTGCAGTATCTAGCGACGGCGCTGTGAATCCTGCTTACTCTGTAGACGGAGGAGTTACTTGGAGCAATACCGATGCAGCTGGCTACCTAGGCTCAGGTACAATAACCAGTGTTCATTACGGACAGGGTGTATTTGTAGTCACAGCTTCCAGCGGCAATAACATGTCAAGTTCACAAGATGGTCTCAACTGGACCACAAGAGCAATTACTCGTGCTTCAGGAACCGGAGCACTGGCTGCTATTCAAGGCAATCCATCACAGTCAGGCATTTGGGCGATTATACCTTCAGCATCGACTACAGCAGCTTCAAGTGCTGTGATCGGAGCCACAGCTAAGGCTCGAGCGTTTATATCAGAAAACAAGATATTTGCAATCAGAGTAACCGATCCCGGATCAACCTATGCAGCAGCACCGACTATCACTATCACAGATCCTAACAATCTGTTTGAAGCTCCGACGCAGGTGAGAATAGGCAACGGTGCCTGTGCCAACGTCAGCTTTATTGATAGAGGTACTGGGTTTGATTCTGCTATAGTTGAAAAGGACACCGGCGACGGGTATGCTAACAACTTTCAAAACGGTAAGTTTATGGGAGTTCGAAGAATGACTGGTGTGCCAAGTCCTGGAGCCAACGTGGTATTCGCTACCCAACCTACTACAGTTTACAAGCTGGTACAGGTGATATCTGAATCTGGTGAGTTCGATGGTGCTAGGTCAGCATTTTTTCAACTGTCACCGCCGATGGAGATATTTAACTCGCCAGCAGACGCTACTGGAATCACTACTCGAATACGATACAGCCAAGTTCGACTAACTGGACACGATTTCTTAGATATTGGTACTGGAAATTTTGTAGAAACTAATTATCCCGGACTACCTACACAGGTGCCGGTACCGGCCAACGAAACCGTGGATCTAAACGGCGGACGAGTGTTCTACACTAGTACTGACCAAGATGGTAACTTTAGAGTAGGTGCTTTATTCAGTATCGAACAGTCGACTGGTGTGGCAACTCTAAATGCTGATGCATTCAACATTGCAGGACTATCAGAATTGAGCCTAGGTAACATCACACTAGGCGGCAATTCAGCTACAATCACTGAATTCTCAACAGATCCATTCTTAACAGCCAACTCAGACAACGTGGTTCCTACACAACGGGCTATTAGAGCATATATTTCTGCACAGATTGGTGGTGGCGGAGCTGCACTAAACGTAAATAGCTTGGTGGCAGGATTCGTCGAAATTGCAGGAACACGTATTACTACCACAACAGGCGGCACAATCCAAATGAAAGCTAACTTTAACTTCCAGGCTGGAGTAAGAGGTTATCCGGTGGCTTGGAACTACTTTTTAAATAACTAAATATATTACGGAGAATCAAACATGGCAACAGGAAGATTAGGTACAGCTAACATTACAACAACCGCAGATACCACTGTGTACACAGTACCTGCAACTACTTTTTCAGTAGTATCAGTAAACATCGTAAATCGCAGCTCAAGCGCATCAGCTAGTGTACGTATAGCTGTGGCGTCATCGGCAACACCGGCACCTGCTGAATATATCGAATATGATTCAGCACTGGTAGCAAACGGTGTTATTGAACGCACAGGCATTGTAATGGACGCTGGTAAATTAATAGTTGTTCAAACCCCAACAGCAACACCTTCATTAAGTGTGGTTGTTTACGGTATTGAAACATCGACTGCATAAGGCGGATAAAATATGGGACGAAGAACGAGTGGTCAGCAAACTGGATTTCAGAGTATCGGTAATATTCAAGCCAATGCATCGACCTTAACAACATCACAAACTAATCAAGATCTTACAATAGATCCGAACGGTACTGGCGTGGTAAACGTCAGCACAGATACTACGATCACTGGCGATCTTACAATAGCTAACCAAGGTGATCTTCGACTCAGAGAAGCGTCAGGCAACGGCACCAACTATATTGCTCAGCAAGCCGCAGCAACAATGGCTGCAAACTATACCATTACTTGGCCGGCAGCAGTGTCAACTACCGCCGGGTTTGTGTTAACTTCCGATGCCAGTGGTAACTTGTCGTGGGCCAGCGCAGGTGGAAATATTCCTGTGAGTGATCCTGGATCGACAGCCACAGTACACTATCCGTTTTTTGGAACTGCATCTGGATCAATCCCAACTACATTATCACCACTGGCTAGATCAAACCTATCTTTTGTTCCTAGTACAGGAGTGTTATCAGCAACAACATTTAGTGGAGCCGTATCTAGTTCCAGCGTGACTATTACTGGAGGCACCATAAACGGTACTACTATTGGCGCAACCACTAGAGCAAATGGCAGTTTTTCCACATTAACTGCTACTAGCGTAACAGAAGATTCTAGTATTGTACTGAAAGAAAATATTAATCCTATTGAAAATGCTCTAGAAAATATATTAAAATTAAGCGGTGTAACCTACGACAGAATTGACACCAAAGAACACGAAGCCGGACTTATTGCTGAATGGGTTGATCAAGTAATACCTGACTTAGTCACTAAAAACAAGTACGGTAAACCAATTGGCATTAAATATACAAAAATAACAGCATACTTAATAGAATCGATTAAATCATTAAAGCAAGAAATAAACGAATTAAAGAGTAACAAATAATAGCATGGCAACTCTGTTAAACACAACGGTACAAGGTACTACATCAGTAAGAATTCCTATTGGCACAACTGCTGAGCGGCCATCACCGCTAACTGGTATGTTGAGGTATAATTCCTCTACCCGTGTTCCTGAACTTTATGAACCATCCGGAATATGGGATCCGTTATACCCCCCTGGATCTATTATGTATTTCGCTAGAAACTCAGCGCCTGACGGATGGCTTAAGGCCAACGGTGCTAGTATATCGACTACAACCTATGCAGCTCTGTTTGCCAACATTGCCTACGCCTGGGGCGGTAGTGGCGGATCATTTAACGTACCTGATCTCAGAGGCGAGTTTCCAAGATCTTGGGATGACGGCCGCGGAGCGGATTCAGGACGAGCCTTTGCCAACCAGCAAGGACAAGATTGGAAAGGATTTTATCAAAGCAACGTTGGATCAAACACAACAGCATACAGCCATGGACCAGTCTACATGGGCAAAACTATATTTGGTACATTTACAGGTAACGTTTTTGGTGGACACTGGGCCGCTCCTGCCGCAGCGACAGGTACCGGTTGGGATGGTTCAGAAGTTCGCCCAAGAAATAGAGCACTTTTAGCTTGTATTAAATATTAAAGGATTATTATGAAAATTTACAATTATCATCCAGACACATTTGAATATATCGGACAAGGTGACGCAGATCAAGATCCCTTGGATCCCACACATTGGCTGGTTCCGGGAAATTCCGTAGTTCTTCCACCGCCTGACTCGGTCGAGGGAAAAACTATAAATTTCAATGAAGAAACACAAACTTGGGTTTACCGTGATATTCCACCACCTCCTGAAGATCCTAGTAAATCGTTAACTTGGAGTGATTTTAGATCTTTCGAATATCCCCCGTTTACTAACTATCTAGATGCAATCGTAAAAGGCGACCAGGCTCAAGTTGACAAGTATATTGCAGATTGTCTAGCAGTCAAAGCTAAGTATCCAAAACCTACCTAAGAACAAGGATTTCTAAGTGGCTATATTACAAGGATTAACAGTTGACGATACTGGGTTTTTAAGATTACCAGTTGGGACTACTGGTCAACGACCTGGTAGTCCGGTTGTGGGTATGTCTAGATTAAACACCACAACGAGTCAAAACGAATGGTATGACGGTACTGCCTGGATTGAGTTAGTTCCAACTGGCGCTATTAGATATTTCGCTAGAAACTCAGCACCTGACGGATGGCTCAAAGCCAATGGTGCTGGTATTTCAACCACAACCTATGCTAATTTATTTGCAGTAATTGGCTATGCTTGGGGTGGTGGCGGAGCAACATTTAACGTTCCCGACTTTCGTGGAGAGTTTCCGAGAGTGTGGGATGACGGCCGCGGAGTTGATTCCGGGAGAGCTCTTACAACAGCACAGGCTCAAGACTGGAAAGGGTATTACATGACCAACACTGCTAGTGGTTCATTTTCATACAGTCATGGTCCAGTTTATATGGGAAAATCAATATTTCCTTCACATACTGGAAATTTGTTTACAGGATACTGGGCTGCTCCTAGTTCTGCATGGGGCACTGCATGGGACACATCAGAAATTCGTCCTAGAAATGTGTCGTTGTTAGCTTGTATTAAATATTAAAAGGAAAGAGCAGTGGCAACGTTAAAAAATATTACAATTAACGACACGGGAGCATTTACATTCCCATCGGGCACTACAGCTCAGCGACCAACTGCTGCTACAGGAATGATTAGATTTAATACATCTATTAGTGCTCCTGAGTTTTATGATGGAGCAATTTGGACCCCTCTAATTCCAACCGGAGCTATAGAATTATTTGCTACAACTACAGTTCCTCCAGGGTGGCTCAAAGCCAATGGTGCCAGCGTATCAACTACTACCTATGCAGCGTTATTTGCTAATATTGGATATACCTGGGGTGGTAGTGGCGGATCATTTACCTTGCCCGACCTTAGAGGCGAATTTATACGAGGCTGGGACGACGGACGTACAGTAGACAGTGGTCGAGGTTTCGCTAGTTTTCAAGATCAAGATTGGAAAGGATTTTATCAAACAAACACTGGATCAAATACAACCGGGTATAGTCACGGTCCGGTCTACATGGGCAAGGATTTATTCGGTACGCATACTGGAAATTTATTCGGCGGGCGTTGGCAAGCACCTGCGGCCGGTCAAGGCTATGCTTGGGATACTGGAAATACCCTCCCAAGAAATCGTGCAGTAATGGCCTGTATTAAATACTAATCAATATTTAATCCGCCGTTTTTAGATAGACATATATAGTAGTATGTCTATTTTCTCAAAAAATTTAAAGTTTAAATTTTACTCATCGCTTCCTGCAGTAACAAAAGAGTTTCCTATTATTCCAGCTGGTGCCTATAAGAGAAAATGGGTTCCTCCGGTTGCAGCATCATATAAAACTATTGTAGATAACATTAATAATTTTGGAAAGCCGTTCAGCGGAGTAATCAAATGTCCAGGAATCTTTAATGCTTGTAAAACTGGTTGGATAGTAACTTCGTGGTTTGATTTTATTATAGACACAACCGATGATGGAAAATCTGTAGGCTATCGACTTCCACCAACACTAGTCGAAGAAACAACTACTAAACATCCGGTATTCGGAAAAAAATTAATTAATTTCATGAATTTGTCATTGCCTCAAATGCAAATTCCTAAACCCCCACAGTCGTTAGACACACTAATTAAAATCTCAACACCCTGGGCAGTTGAAATCCCCAAAGGATGGAGTCTATTACTATGTCCAGTAAGCTATTCAGATGAAATAAGATTTACTTCGTCAACAGGAATTTTACGACAAGGCGATCGCGAAATTAACCCACAACTGTTTTGGCATCAGTTTAACGGAACTGAATTGGTCAAAGCAGGAACTCCCCTGTGTCAATTAATTCCTATTCCCGACGAGACAGTTAACTTTGATTTTGAATGTTTAGATTACACACCTGAACAAATTAAAAAACAAGATCACTACTTTTTTGAAAAAGCCTGTAAATTTCTAAGAAACTAATTAGTATGTATTTCTTTAATAAACCAAAATTTAAATTTTACTCTTCTGTGCCTGGCGTTACAGAAATGTTTCCGATTATTCCAGCAACAGCTAATAGGCCTAGTTGGATGAAATCAGCTGTTGATGCTTACAAACAAAAAACTAGTACAATTTCTAATTTTGGACATCAACTTTCGAGTGTCAGCAAATGTCCTGGTATAAACGAACTAGGAAAACTTGGATGGATCGTAACTTCATGGTTTGATTTTATAATAGAAGCAAACAATCGAGAAACTGCTAGTTGGAAAGTACCATCAACATTACCTGGTGCAATTTCGCAAGCAATTCCTCCTGGAGATTTAATAAAGTTTATGAATATGGGGTCTCCGGAATTATCTATCCCGTTGCCTGAATACACCTCAAAGCTTCTGGTAAAGATAACCATGCCGTGGGTAGTTGATATTCCGCCAGGATGGAATTTACTAATGATACCAACTCCTTATTCTGGAGAAACTCGATTTCAGTGTTCAACTGGGATGTTAAAATCGGGGTCTTTAGTAGAAGTAAATCCTCAACTCTTTTGGAATTACACCAAAGGAGAAACGTTAATCAAAGCAGGTACTCCGTTATGCCAACTAATTCCTATTCCTGACTCTTCGTTTAATGCTAACGGAGAATGCTTAGAATCCACTGCCGAAATTAAAAAAAAACAAGAAAGTTTTTTCTATAGAAAGGGTTGTACATTTACTAGGAATCCGAATGTTCTTTAAGAAAAAAGAAAAAATTGAATTTTATTCTGATAATGTAAATGCACTATATTCGCACCCAATCGAATCAGCGAGACAGGTTAAATTTAATTGGGCAGAACGCATGAAAGCGTTTTTTAAAAATAAAAAACCCGACTGTGTTAATACGCTACGCTGTCCTGGAATTTTTACTCCTTTTAAACACGGATTTATAGTTAGTACATGGTACGACTTTAAAGTAACTACCTCTTCCACACCGCTTTCCAATGGTAGATACACCGATGCAGTATTTCCAAATAAAGATATTTTTTTAGGCAATCAAGAATCAATTCAAACACACGATCCAGTAAATCTTACTGACTTTTATGATAATTGTGTAATCGAGGCTAGGGCTTGTCATAGAGACATTGTTAAAATTACAACAGGCTGGAGTGTAAAATTACCAAAAGGTTGGAGTTTATTACAAACAAATATACCGTATACAGACGAAACTAGATTTTCATCTTGTACTGGAATTTTTGATCCTAACACTAATAACCAAATAACTATTCCCTTATTTTGGCATGTCTTGAACGGAACTGAATTAATCAAGGCGGGAACTCCCTTGTGCTTTCTATTACCAGTGAAACTGTCAGACGGTGAGTTTGAAGTCCGTGAATCTACAGTTAGAGAACAATCTTGGTCACAATTTCATCAGTATAGAAGACATAATACATTTATTCCAAATTATAAAGCTATAGCCAGTGTGGCTCAGAAATATTTTTCTAAAAAATGAAACTACTGAAAGATTATATCAAAGTATATAATGTTGAAGACGATTCGAGAGTGCTAACACTGCTGGAGTCGTCTAAGACAACGCCTGGGTCTTGGACCGACAATCATGCAACAGTTACAGCATATCAAAATATGGACACGGTAATCTGCGAAGATATAAAAATCAAAGACATTGTAACTGAGTGGGCAAAGAAAGTTGTCTATCAATATTCTGTAGAATTTGAAGTGCCAATTCGAGGAGCGTCCGGAGTTCGCTTTAACAAATATTCCGAAGGTCAAAAAATGGAAATGCATTTTGATCACATACATTCAGTGTTTGATGGATACTATAAAGGAATTCCGATACTCAGTATTATTGGTTTTTTAAACGATAATTATGAAGGAGGCGAGCTTGTTTTTAACTTAGGCGGCGAATCTGTTTCTTATAAATTGCCGACTAACAGTGTTCTGGTGTTTCCATCGGCATTTCCTTGGCCACACGAAGTAACACCTGTAACTAAAGGTGTTAGATATACGTGGGTTATGTGGTGTTTTTAATTACCTAAACGCAGGGCCATGCGCCCAACCAACAATACAGTATCGATTACCTTCTGTAACCGGAATTACACAATGCGCAAGGTAAGAGGGAAATACCACTATCGATCCTTGATCAATGCATGAGTGAGTTATATTAGGAATAAATTGCAAAGACCCACCTTTATAAGTTTGAGGGTCTGATAACTGGATTGAAAAACTTAATTTTCGAGTAGAGCCTTCGTCGTAAACAAAATCGTTATGCCAATCGTAATGAGCATTATTCGTTGATGTATATTTAAACATTAGTACAGGATCGCAAGGATGAAATCCTGTTATGTTAAAATTATAATGCTTTAAATTTAGTTTTGAAACTATGTTAACAATTCTTTCAATTAATTCGTTAGGAATTGTCGTTGTCGATATTTCAACAACTCTTGCTTGGGATGAATTATCTTCAGTTTCGCCTGCCACATAATCACGGTCTAAATGTTTTATAAGCAGGTCACACTCTTGTGCCGATAACAGATTTTCAACAGCTACTAAATTTAAAGATTCGTTCATAAAATAGCATCGTTGTTAAGTACTACACCCATGTGGTCCATCCTTTTAAGTAAGACTTGATCATAAGCGTGATTTGCATGCTGACCGTTTTTTCTAACATAATGAAAAAATCCCTGTGTCTGCCAATCCTGATGAGTCATCGGGTGTCTCCAATGTTTGGTTGTACATCCCTCGTATATAAGACAATCTCCTTTATATAAGATTATTTCTTTTTCAAGACCGTTGTCATCAAAATAAAACAGCCACGGCGATGATGGATAATCCAATGTGACTGTGAAACTTATTTCGCAAGATTCTCGATCAACATGTTTTTTTAAATCATCGCCTCTTCGATATATTCTCGAATAGTTGTAGCTAGGTATAATTTCCTCCCCAACTGCTTTTTCAACCGACGAGTGGCATAATGCTAGTATTGAAGGATACAAATTATAAAAAGACGATGTAGTTGGACAAAGAGCATCTCCGAATATGCCGGGGCGTTTTCTTTCCTCCAGCCACATTTGTTTAGACATTTCAAGACAAATGTCTTCTCTAATTAGATTCCTTATTACAGTGTATTTTGCCATATTAGTTCCCTACCATTTTGTTAATTTCGGGGAACCATACAACGTCAAGATTAGATTTATGCAATATTTCTAATGCTTCATTTGGTTCTTCGATGAGCGGTTGTCCAGCTAGATTAAAACTAGTGTTAAGTAATACTCCGTGTCCTGATACTTTCTTAAACTCTTTTAACAGTTCGTATATGTGTCCGTCTTCATCCGATACTGTTTGTATACGACATGTGTTGTCAGCATGAACTACTCCAGATATTAACTCTCTTGCATTTTCTAAAACAGGAAAACTAATAGTCATGAACGGACACTCTTTGATATTCCCTAAATCAAAATACATGGAAGCATCTTCTTTAAGTACCATAGCTGCAAACGGTCTGTACCATTCACGATTTTTAATTTTGTTTACAATATCTTTGGCATCTGGATTAAGCGGATTAAACAGAATACTTCGATTGCCCAGTGCTCTTGGACCGCTTTCTGCGAGACCGTTATACACTCCGACACTATTATTATCAGCAAGTAACCTAGCTATATCAATAATCGAGCAAGTGGAACCTTCCACCATTGACAAATCTGCAGGTTTTCCATGTATAAATGTATTTTTTATTTTTCTAATAGTAGAATCCTGCGTTTCCATGCGATAATACAACATTGCCATCCCTATACTATTGCCGGAGTCGTCTGCCAGCGGTTCAAAGTAAAATTCAACATCGGGAAACTGTGTAGTATAATAATGATTGGCGACAATGTTCAATCCATAGCCGCCTGTTATGCAAATCTTTTTTAAATTTGTTTTCTCAATCGCTTTTCTAATCAACGAACACACTGCTTCTTGTGTTTGCTTTTGTACCTGGTAAGCGTAGTCTGCGTACATTTGATAGTTTTCTTTTGTTATAAATCGCTGAGAATGCTTTCTAAGTTTTCGATTAGCTGCCCTCCAGTACCCGTCAAGCGGCTCTCTTTCAAATAACATGTCATTCGGAATGTTATCGTGTGAAAATAACTTAGGAGGATTTTCCATCGGATTGCCGTATGAAGCTAATCCCATGGTCTTTCCGTTTTCTAAAATATGCTGTTCGATAAGAGTAGTTGCTGTTTCATACACAGTAACTACACCAAATAAACTCTTGCTAGAATATTCACATTTGGTATTATCACTTTGACGCTGGAGCCACTCTAGAGATTCTCTTTTAAATTCATCTTGCCAGTATTGTTTATACACTTCAACAAAGTTTGCCGGATAACTTGCCGCGTAAATTGATTCGGACTCTCTTAAAGAATCAGCATGAACAGTTCCGCTTCGGTCAATAACTATTATCGCTGCTTTGTCAAACCCGCTGTTATAAAAAGCTAAACTGGCATGCTGTACATGATGATTTTTCGATAGGTCGAGAACCACTGGAACGTTTGCTCTCTTTTTTAAGTAATTTAACCAAGTAACTAATTCAGGATGATCACACGCAGGCGCTCCGACAACAGCCCCGTCGATGGGGCCTTTGGCTTCTTGTATTGCTCGTTCAACCGCAAGAAAAGGATTTGCATCTCTTTTTTTCTTTGAGAGGCGTTCTTCTTTATAAAATACTTCAATTTCTCCGTTGTTAATAATTGCAACAGAGCTGTCATGTAGTGGGCTTACTCCAAGTATTCTCATATTATTCTTTGTAATAATTTTGTTTCAAAAACTCATATAGAGTTAGTTCTTTTTCTGCCAAGGCGCTCCATCGTTTTTTTCTTTTTTCTAACGAGTCAAATACTTGATGATATTTAATCTTAAAGTCGACGCCGGCATCGTTTTCATACACCACTTGATTTACTTTGTCTAGAATAAAATAATTCATACCGACAGCAACATACGTGATACCGGCAATTTCTTTTGGCGGTGTCGCCCACATTTTATTATTATGCAATTGATTAAATGCCGAGGCATTCTGCTGATTTTGAAAAACCATATCGGGATCATAGACTTTTGAAGTATTGTGTTTCCAATACGGAGTGTCGTTTCTAATACTTAATGCGTAATGTAATGCCACAAACTCAGCAAATGCGTTATATTCTAAATAGGTTGCGGTGTTGTATACATCTCGATCCCACTGCGTTACAGAGCCACGCAACAGTGTCTTAATTAATTTAAATAAAAACTCGTGAACAGTAAACAGCCCGTTTGATTCTAGTGGTTCAATAAATCCTGCACTAAGTCCGATGGCTACAACATTTTTCACAAAGGTCTGACGATGAATACCTATACGCATTTTTATATCTTTAAACTCTAAATTGTCAACCTCTTCTTTGGTTCTAGGACATATCATTTTGTTTGACATTAGATAGTTTTTAAATTCTTCCTTAGCGAGTTCCGGAGTGGTAAATTTATCACTGTACACGTACCCGGTTCCGATCCTTGCCCATAGCGGAATATTCCAAACCCACCCGTTGTCGATTGCAGTGCAATGCGTAAACGGCTCTAGTTCTTTTACTTTATCTTTAAACGGTATTCGAGTTGCCCACGCTCTATTGTTCGGCAATTTATCTTCAAAAGATATAAATGGTTCTTTAAGACATCCCCCGAGTAGTAGACTACTAAACCCAGTGCAATCAACAAATAAATCTGCCGTTACTGTAGCTCCGGACTTTAATACTAACTCCTTAATACCATTGTCGTTTTCGTTTATTTTCTCAACAGTGTCTTGAATAATCGTAACACCTCGAGGACAAGCATATCGATCTCGTAACCACGCTCCGAATTTTGTTGCATCGAAATGATAAGCAGCATCTGATTTTGGATTAAAATTATCAATATCCGATAATGTGAATTTATTGTTTTTGAATAATGCTGCTGAAGCAAAATAGGAATCAACAAAGTCGTCGGTTGGAATCTCAGGATAAACTGCCTTCTTTAACAGCCAATCTTGTGTGCTTGCTGACTGGTTGTTTAGCAATGGGCTTCCAAAAGGGTAATGAAAAGATCCGTAGTCCTTTTCATAAAAATCACTGAACTTAATACTAATTTTAAAAGACCCACCTGTATAAGCAATAAAATCTTTTTCGTCAATATCAAGATATTGGCAGAACTTTTTAATTCCGCCCAGTGTACTCTCTCCAACACCAACTATGGGAATATCTGGGCTTTCAATTACTGTGATATTAAAATCTGGAAATGCTCGTATCAATGCAGATGCAGACATCCACCCAGCACTGCCGCCCCCGACAACCACAATATTTTTAATATTTTTTATCATAAGCTATTAATATAATTTAAGTATTCTTGATGACCAATCATCATTTTTTCGCTGTTAAAAATAGATAAATTTAACTTAACATTGTCGCTGGCATAATTATTAGTCAAATCAAGCAACGTCAAATGATGTTGATATATTTCTGGTTTTAATTTTCCTAATCCGTCCAACACACACATCCAGTTACTCGGACCGAAGAATTGAAAAGTTCGACTGTCGTCTATGGTTATTGGTTTATGATCCCATATTTTTAGTTTTGTTGATAGATTTTTAGGTGCATTTTTACCTGAAAACTTTTTCCAAAATGCAGTGTCGGTGCGATCAGTTAGATAATGCGCATATAAAAACTCCATGATATGATTATTAAAATCTAAAATTTGAGTATTATATTGATCTACGATATCTTGATTAAAATTGTCTATACCTATAATGTAGTTTTTAAAAGTTTCTAAACTCTTAATTGCTAACATTATTGAAGTTGCTTCTAACGGTTCGGTGAAGCCGGTTGACACACCAATGGATATACAATTTTTAATCCATGTCTCCTCAAAACATCCAGGATCAAATTTAAAAATCTTTACTACTTCGATGTCTGTTTGAAGTTCTTGTTCAATCTCTGCTTTGGCTCGATGTTCATCGATTAATGAACTATCGTAAACATACCCACAACCGATTCGATGCTGTAATGGAATCTTCCACATCCAACCATACTTCATTGCTGTGGCAGTAGTATACGGGTTAGTAGTGGTTTCTGTTGGTAAGAAAAATGCTAAAGCTGAATCTACCGGAAGAAACTCTTTGTAGCTTTTCCATCGTGACTTATGAAATTTTCCAATAATTAATCTCTGAAACCCGGAGCAGTCAAAAACAAAATCACACTCAACGGTAGAGTTATTTTCTAGAGTAATCTTATTAATAAATCCATCACTATCATTAAAGCCTTTAACATTTCCTTCGACTCGATCAATTCCTCGAGACTCGGCAACAGATCTTAAATATTTGGCTAATAGTCTAGCATCAAAATGTAACGCAAATAGCCCGACATTAGTTAGTTTGCCATCATGCATGAAAAACGGACTTTTGTTGTTATCGGCATAGTGGCAAAAGGCGGTATTGCGACCAACAGTTGTATTATTTGCAATCATGCTGTAGCTTAAGAACCCACCCTGATCGTTAATATGACTCAGCCCATAATTAAATTCTGATAGTTGTGGGTTAGTTACTAAAAAAGGATGATAATAATAAGACTGTTCTTTATTCCAATTTTCAAATTTTATAGCTATTTTTAAACTGCCGTGTGTTTCTTTGATAACATCTTTGTAGTCAATATCTAAAAAATTTAAACAGTCAATGATGTTAGGTGTTGTCCCTTCGCCGGCACCTAAGATTCCTATCTCGTCACTTTCAATAACGGTGATGTTAGCATACGGTAATAGTTTTTGTATATACAGTGAAGTTAACCATCCAGCAGTACCACCACCAACAATTGTAATTTTTTTATTTTTCATCTTAACAGCTTTCCAAGATAAAGTTACCCGCTACTGAAATTCTATATTCGTCACTGCTAAAAAACGGATGAACCGCATGAGTCATCGCAGCAGGAAATACAATTAATTTATTTTCCCATGTTTTATCAACAGGTAAAAATGTTTGTTGAATCTGCCCAACAGAGTTAGTATAAACAAATGAAAACGCACCTGCGGCATTTTTATTCGGATCTAACTCTGACAAGTGAGCATGCTCTTGTTCCATAGTGTATGGAATCTTAAGCCAGATAACAAAACTCATAATACCGCTGTGATTATGAGCGGGATTTGATTCATGTTTGCTCATAAAATTAACCCACGGATAATCGATGGCTAGTTTATGATTTCCTCGAGTTAACGATAAATTTCCAGGATATGCAAATTCTTTATGATAGTCAAAAATATGAGGCAACACAATATTTTCTAAATGTGTCTGACATTTTTCTAATAGATATTCTTTTTTAATTAATCCAACAAGTCCCGAATGAAAGGGTGTTGCGCTATCAAAGTCTTTTTGAATTTCATTAATTTCATCCCAGACTGGTTGCAGTTGTTCGAGAGTTAGAGTCGTTTCATAAAACCCTAGGTTGTTAAAATGGTGTGTAGTCATTATGCTTTCTTTTCTAATTCGTTAATCAGTTGATCTATATTAAAACAGCCAGCAGTTAGTACCTGTGTTTCCTTGTAATAATGTGCAATTGCATTATTAATATAACTTGGATTTATATTTGCCAGCCTTGTTATTTTTTCTAAAACATCTTTTTTAAAATGACCAAGTCCGTTAAGCGAATAGTTCCACAAGTTAGGACCGGCAAATCCCACATGGACATCGAAGTCACATTGACGAGGCAATCTACAAGTTGATAAATGAATTATTTCAGATGCTTTGGGAGTTCGTTTTACATTATTTGAAATATATTTCCAAAATTCTGTATCCGTTCGCCCCCCGCTATAGTGCATAGATATAAAATCAACCATTCCTTGATAAAGTTTAGAAATTCGGTTATTATGAGATTCCACAATAACAGGATCCAAGCTGTTATCAGCAGTATCAGCAAGACAATTTAAAATAAAATCTCTAATTTGTATTATGGTACAATGAATGCTTGTGGCCTGCAATGGTTCTAAGAATGCCGATGATAGACCTATAGCTATGCAATTTTTAACCCAAGAATTTTTTAATCTGCCTGAATCAAATTTAATAGATTTAACTTTGTGAATGTTTGATTGAAACCTATCTTCTAGTTCCTTAATAATCTTTTGTTCGTCTGCAAACTTGCTAGAATAAATGTAGCCTCTTCCGATCCGTTGCCTAGTAGGAATTTCAAACATCCAGCCATCATTAAGTGCAGTGGCAGTGGTATACAAGTTCTTTTCAGCAGAGTCGTTATCAACTTTAAAAGTTAATGCACAGTCGACTGGGAGATAGTTAGAATAGTCGATCCACGTAGGATTAAGTTTGCTAATTAACACTTGACCAAATCCAGTACAGTCGATGAATAAATCTCCAGAAATTGTACTACCGTTACTCATAGATAGCGATTGAATATTGCCTGCGGTGTCTAGATTTACAGACACAACTTCGCTGTCAACAAATTCACAACCATTATTCATACTTTTCTTTTTAAGATATTCGATGGTTTTAAATGTATCTAGATGTAACGCAGGATAAGAAAACTTTTTTGAAACTTTTCCATTCGTTAAAAACAAATCAGTAGACTTATTTTTAATTAATGTCGAACACCGGCTGGTCAAATTTATATCTTTATCAAAAGCAAGCGAACCAAAAAATAGTGTGTCAAGCGCACTGCTTGGAAAATACGACCCATCAATCGGCGAAATATAACTGGATTGATCTCCGGTCCAGTTGATAAAATTAATTCCATATTTTGGCAAAGCATTTGTTTCTCTAATTATCTCGTCAAAGTCTAATCCTAGATCAGTGAGATAGTCTAAAAATAAACCAGTAGTTCCTTCCCCCACTCCGATTGCCCCTAATTTAGAACTATCTATTGAGATACAAGCAACATCTTTTCTAATAGTCGAAATTGAGAATGCTGTGAGCCAGCCGGCTGTCCCGCCGCCCACTATTACAATGCGAATTTTCTCATTATTTGAGTCGGTCATATCAAAAATATTCTCAGAAGACTAGTCATGTATTCTTGTTAAGATTGGGTCCAATCTTTAATTTTAGTTTCTAATTTTTTTCTAATAGACACTATTTTTTCACGCATGTCATTACCCATGGTAGGTAATTGTTTGGCGTAAACCATGTCTACATACATGTTGTCCATGTTTTTAACTTCATAGATCAAGTCATTGAGCAATTTTTTTGCTGCTAATTTTTCCTGTTCATTGGAAATTTTATCTATAGCACTATTGTATCGATCTAGGTCGTTTTTAAATCTGTCAGTTTGTTGCAGCATTTTTTATTAACTCCATTACAGTTTCTATTTTTACACGTATTACTTGATTATTTAATGTGGTGCGTAGTCCAGAATGTAGTTGTTTGGGTAAGTAATCTAACTCTGCCCAACATACAGTCTTTGATGCTAGAGTCAAAAACTCTTGATCAACCACGCACACATATGTGCCATATTCAAAACCACGATCTTCAGATAGATACAGTTCAATAGGAACTATACGGCCCTGTGCATATTGGGTTAATAGT